AAGATCCCTGTCTCAGTTTCTTGGGAAGGCGGCATCGAAACTTATAGTGGCCTTTTGGATATCGCTCTTGCTGGTGGCTGGGCTTCTAAGCCTTCCAATGGTTGGTATTGCCGTGTTGATCGTAGCACTGGTGAATTGGTTGAACCAAAAGTTCGACTTAAAGAGACGCTTCTACCTGAGTTCTGGACGCCGATATTAGAAGACAAAGAATTCCAAGAATTTATCAAGTCTCAATATACAATTGGTCATAAGTCAATGATTGATGGCGATATTGTACAAGAGGAATAAAACAGTGTATAATATAACCTTTGATGATTATACTTTTTCTGAGAACGAAATGTCTGAAAATTGGGCAGTTCGTTTAAAGACTAAATATAAAGATGTACTATATGAATATGGTAAGGTAAGTGTAAAAGAAACAGAATCAAACGATGGTGTTTTATCTTATCAATACAATATTATTGATAGTGCAGAATATGATGAGAAAGAACTAATTGAATCCGAAGAATTTAATAATTATCTCGGTGCAGTATTAGAACATATTATAACAGATGCTTTTGATAGTGGTAAATTTAAAATAGGCGAAGATGCAACCAACGATACAGACGACAATACTAAGAAATCTCTTCACTAACGAAGAGTTTACAAGACGAGTAATACCTTACTTAAAGAAAGAATATTTTGAAGATGACCATCGTGTTGTCTTCGATCAACTTGTAAATTACGTAAGTAAATATAATAAAATGCCAAGTCGAGAATCTATGATTATAGAACTCGATAATGGTAAAATTTCTCCTGAAAAATTTGAAGCTGCAAGTCATTTAGTTAATGAAGTGACACGTGCTGAACAAGTTGATATGGATTGGCTTCTCGAAAATACTGAAAAGTTCTGCCAAGATCGATCAGTATTTCTTGCTATTATGAAATCTATTGAGATTATTGATGGCAAATCTGATATGACACAGAATGCTATTCCTGAAATCTTATCTGATGCTCTTTCAGTTAATTTTGATCAGAATATTGGTCATGATTATATTAATAATTCAGATGAGCGATATGATTTCTATCATAAAGAAGAAGATCGTCTACCATTCGATTTAGATTACTTTAATAAGATTACAAAAGGTGGTCTACCACGTAAGACATTGAATATTGCACTTGCAGGTACAGGTGTAGGTAAATCATTGTTTATGTGTCATGTTGGTGCTTCGGCTCTTACACAAGGCAAGAATGTTTTGTATATTACAATGGAAATGGCAGAAGAACGTATTGCTGAACGTATCGATGCTAACCTAATGAATATGCCTATCGATCAACTTGAAAAGATTGATAAGGTAACATATGATACAAAGATTGAAAGTATTGCAAAGAAAACAATTGGTAAACTTATTATTAAAGAATATCCAACTGGATCTGCACATGCTGGTCATTTTAGAGCACTCTTAAAAGAACTCAAACTGAAAAAGAATTTTACACCAGATATTATCTTTATCGATTATCTTAATATCTGTGCATCATCGAGAATGAAAGGTATGGGTGGTGCTATTAATTCTTATTCATATATTAAGTCAATTGCCGAAGAATTACGTGGTCTTTCAGTTGAATTTAATGTACCAATCGTATCAGCAACACAAACAACACGTAGTGGTTATTCTAATTCTGATGTTGGTCTTGAAGATACATCAGAATCATTTGGTTTACCAGCTACAGCAGATTTAATGTTTGCTCTGATCAGTAACGAAGAACTTGAAGGTCTTGGTCAAATTATGGTCAAACAATTAAAGAATCGATATAACGATCCAACATCTTATCGAAGATTTGTTATTGGTATCGATAGAGCTCGTATGAAGTTATTTGATGCAGAAGAGAATGCACAAACCTTAATCGAGAATACAACCCCAGCTGCACCACAAAAAGATAAACTCGACTTTAGTGATTTTAAATAGGAAATACTATGTTTCAGAAGATAAAAGAGATGTTTAAAAAGAAACCAGATTATAAAGAGCTATATGAAAATGAGCTTGGAGTAAGCGAACATTGGGAATTTAAATACAATACTCTTGCTAAATCAATAAAAGAAATAGCTGATAAGCTATAGCTATCTAAAAAACGAATAGTAAACGCGCTTTACTATCTAAAAAATTATCGAAAAAAGTGCAAAAAAACATGTACTTTTCCTCCCTGTTTGGTATAATATACATATAAACAATCAAAAAGAGAGGTTAATATGGCTAAAAGATTTACAGATAACGACAAATATTCAGCTACTATGCGTACAGCGATCAATAAGACTCGCGATCTTAACAAGATTATTAGAGATTTGTTCGATGCTTCTGATTCTGACTGGGTATTACATGATGCTGATAGAGTTACATTAATCTTCCCTACTGTTCATATGACGAAACACGGTTGGGACAACGTTGATGGTTCTAGAGCTAAAGCTTCTGATCTTGGTGGATACACACTTAGAATGATCGACAGACTTGCTGATCAAACTGATGTAGTTCAAATGTGGTACCCTAAAGATGGTCACGTTGGAATTCACTTCAATAGACATGCTTTAAAGCGTAGAATTGATCCTTCTATTCTTAGAGATTTCAATCTTAGAGCTGGTTACAGTGATTATGTTCCAGGTGGTTACGATTCTTTCGATGACTGGTACAAAAGAAATCAAATGCACATTATTTTCTAAAAAAGGTTTACAAACATTAAAAACTGTGGTATAATATAATTTTAAATAGAGAGAGGTTGTTATGATTACATACGTTGATTTTAAAGATGCTATTATTGAGGCTGCACAGAGACCTAGCAATATTGCTGAGGACGGTACAGTGATTTGGAACTATGTTGAGGCTGATCTGTTTATTGAAGGTGTGATGACAGAAGAGCTTAGATCAGCGTTTAATTTTATTGTTAATGGTTATAAAAAAGGAGAGAGATAATGCTTAAATCAAAAGTGCGTGAGTTACTTAAAGCTCAAATTGAAGAATTTCTAGCTAACGGCGGAAAAATTACTAAAGTAAAACCTAAAGCGGATCCAAACGAAAAACCTAAATCTGTAATGGGTCCAAGAATGAGAACAGGTGGTTTAGGTAATGGAGGTAAGTCAGCATGATTAATGATTTCGACGCTCTTATTGGTAATTATCTAACTATGGCTGCAGATTTTGATCCTGCAACTGGTAAAACAACAATTGGAAAATACTTCATTGATGATGTTGAAGAAGGTCCATATGATGAAGTACTGATCATGCTTCGTAAAGAAGGTGAAACCGAAGCTATTCCAACTCCTATTGAAAAACTTATCCCTATCATAGAAAGAAACTGTGAAATGTATGGTGATGCTGTTGTATTAGATAACATATTATAATCTATGAATAAACAAAGAAAAAAACAAAAAGAAAAAATACTTGACCGATATTATAACGAAATGATAAATTTTATTAAATACTGTTGGGAAGAGTGTTGTGAGGAACAAACTATTGAAAATCTTTATTTTGAAGTACAACGAAATCCATTTATTCCGACATTAGAAAATATCGGGTATGATCATGAATTCTTATATTTAGTTTTAGAAGAAGATTATTTAATAAGTCCATATGATTTATCATTTAAATTTGTTAATAACATTATAAAAGAATTTGAAGCTGAAATTCTCGGCTCCAAATTATAATAAAAAAATTATTAATTATTATAAATACCTTAATAATATAAAGGAAAGCTTATGTATTTTGAATATTGGCACATCGGTATATTTTTTGTTTGGTGGGCAATCTCTGTATTTTTTATCGCCAGATCAGCACGATATGATGGTTTAGCTGAAGGTGCTGAAACAACTATTAAAATGTTAGAAATCCAAAAATTCATCAAAATCTCTGATGACGGCGAAATCTCTGCTGGTTCTAAAAAATAATAAAGAAAATTTATTATTATAATAAAAAAATATAATTAAAAAAGTGAAAAAAAGCATGTACATTCTCTGCCAGTTTGGTATAATATAACTATAAACAATTAAACGAGAGGTTATTATGAAAGAACAATTTATTAGAGACGCATTTACTGTTAAAGATATTGCAAAAGGTTTTGGTACAATTACTTGGAAAGTAAGAGGTTTTTGGGCGACTCCAGTTGAAGTTCATTTTGAAAGAAGTTGGAATATCAACCAAACCGGTGTTTGGAAATTTGAGATCTCACATGCTTCTGGTGGTCATGAAGAAGGTGTATCAGATTCAGAAAGAGCACGTAATTTAGCTGCTGCTTTAAACGATGCTGCCGATACAGTTGATTTCTTAAAGAATGTTGAAGGTCAGATTGAAGCTGCTTTTCAAGAGCAAATAAAAGAATCATCTGCAGTTTTGGCAATTTAATTAAGGAGAGATATGACTAATAACAATAATTCTGGCGGCCAATGGTGTTCCACACCAGATAAAAACGGTAGAAGAGAGTGCATTCCTTTTAAAGATTATCTTAAAATGACAGATGCACAGAAAAAACAATTTAACAGACAGAGAGGGTTAGATGGCAAGAAGTAAATCTTATGTAGGTACATTTGATGTCAATTCAGCTTCAGATATGATTGAATTAGACAAAATCAGAAAAGAAATCATTCCAGCAGTCAATGCTAAAACATCCAAAAAGGTTCGCCTTGTTCTCAGAGGCAGAAAACCTATCAACAAACTCGAAATCAACACATTACCTCACGGATCTTGTATGGTTCGTAAACGTGTTGTTTCTTATGATTATTTCGGAAATATCGTTGGTGGTCTTAAAAATGCCACTCAATTAGATGCATATATCTACCGCAGGTAGAAAAAAAAGCGAAAAAAACTTAAAAAAAGCATGTACATTTGCCCCAAATGTGGTATAATATACTTGTGTTTAGATGATGAGAGGTTAAATTGAATACAGTTAAGGTTACACGAGCTAAGTCAAATGATGTCAAAAAGATGGCCGAAGATGTCGTTTTTTGGTGTTATAATAAATTACTTCCTCACCATTCAACAATTCATGTTGATATAGATTTCAAACACATTCGTCAGACTGGTTATGACGGTCTTTGCGAATGGCAAGATACGAATGTTGCTCCTCGAGAATTTAAGATTACTGTACATAAAGGTTTCGGTAAGAAAAACATTATTCAAACAATTATTCACGAAATGATTCATGTTAAGCAATACGCTAAAGGTGAATTAGCTGAACGATATCGTGGTGGTCATACTCAATATTGGAATGGTGTCGATCACAATGAAACAGAATATGAAGATCAGCCATGGGAAATTGAAGCTCATAGCTTAGAAGATGCTCTATACGAAGAATACATTAATTATATAAATAGCTATGGATAATTTACAAGGAATTGAAGATTTCATGGCTCTGAATAGAGAATTTATGAAGCGTGCAAGAGTACGTACTTCATTTAATTTAAAATCACAAGATATCGGTTCTTTAGAATATAAAGAAGAGATTCGTACATTGTTTAATGAAGATATGTTTACTAAGCTATTAAATCCAGAGAAATACTATATTTCATCAAGAGAATTTAAACAGGCTGATGGATCTAAACAAAGAAAAAACGTTGTACAAAAAGCTATTGAAAAATTAAGAGCCAAAACGCAAAACTCATTCAAATACCTATACAATTATAATATTAAAGGTGTAGGTCCTGGTGAAGTT